AACTTATTGACTCTGTGGTATCTTAGTGGTATTATAGAATCATTGGTGAGGGGCAACTTCCTTTCTCTCTCAACTCTCTCAATAGAGTTGCTCCTCACCAAACTTTTTTCTAAGTTCTTGATTTTCAAGAACTTTTTTTTTACTTTTTCTATTGACTTTTGTTGTGATAACAAGTATACTATTAGTATAGTGATTCGGAGGGAATATGAATTACATTGAAATAAACGGTGGTAACAAATACCAAAAGAAAGTTGCTTATAGTGTTATCGACATGATGATTAAAGCTCTTATGCCTCGTATGAGAACTTTAGACATTACTGTTAACATTCGTAAGTTTACTGATGATGCTATCGGTTACTGCATGATGGAAGATACTAATCGTGAGTTTGAGATTGAGGTTAGTAAGGACTTATCCTTGAAAGATTTTGTCACTGCATTGTGTCACGAAATGGTACATGCAAAACAGTATGCTCGTAATGAGATGAGTGCTGAGATTTCTGACAGGCATTGGAAAAAGTCTACAGTTGCAGACTCAGTTAGTTATTGGGATTTGCCTTGGGAGAAAGAGGCATATCGAATGGAAGATAAACTTGCTCAATTAGTTTGGGAGTCAAACATACTTTAGCTCTTGACAAGTGACGAATCAACAGTTATAATTAGTATGTAGAATGAAAAGAGAGGAAAACATTATGACACAAGTAGCAGTTATTCACGCAGCGTTTGAGGATGTACCACATACAGTTGCGTTTGTAGATGTACCTGATTTGCCATCAGATACAGAAAAACTTGAATATGCATATCGTTGGACAAACAACGTAATGGGTTCTTGGAGTATCAAAGAAGAATACTTTGAGGATGGTGAAAAGAATGGTGACTATAATCCAAACGTCACTGTTATGGCTCCACTTAAAGAAGTGGATGGACAAACATATGGTTTACGTTCTACAAGTATGAACGACCAGATGTTATTGGGTACTAAGAAGTACAAAGTTGCAATAATGGGTTTTGAGGAGATTGTATAATGGGAGCAGTTAAAAGTTACATGATGGATGTTGAGGAAGAGGTTTTCTCAATTGATGGGATTGAGAATAAGTTTAGTGAAGCTGAACATGTTTCTGAAGTTCAAACATTCGTAATTGATAAATTAGGATATACTTCTAGTTGGGATAAAGATATCGCAAAGGATGTTGTATCAAGTCAATGGAATGAATATTGGGGTAACTATCCATGATTAAAGAACTACTAATGAGTGCATTGACACTCATGCCAGCCGCATATGCTGATGATTCATCTCTAGGTGTAGAACAGTTCAGATATGAAGAATCAATGTGTCTCGCACAAAACGTGTATCACGAAGCACGAAATCAACCAGCGGCTGGACAGATGGCAGTTATGTCTGTCACTATAAATCGTGTAAACGATTCTCGTTTTCCAAATACAATTTGTGGTGTTGTCTATGAAGGCCCTTCTCGACCTAGTTGGAAGGGTACTGGTGAAATGATACCTATTCGACACAAGTGCCAGTTCAGTTGGTATTGTGACGGTAAAAGTGATATTGCACATGATAAAGAAACATTTAATGAGATTTTTCTCTTGAGTGAAATGGTAATTAATGGTACAATAAAACTCATGGACATTACAGAAGGTGCAACACACTATCATGCAGACTATGTACGTCCAGCATGGGCGAGAACCAAAACAAAAACAATTGAGATTGAAGATCATATCTTCTATCGGTGGGAGAAGTAGATGAATATTTTTTACTTACATGAAGATCCAAAGATCAGTGCTTCTATGCATGTGGACAGTCATGCTAGTAAAATGATTATTGAGTATGCTCAACTTATGTCTACTGCACATCGTGTATTGGATGGTGAAGAATACTATGGACAGACTAAGAATGGACGTAAAATCAAAAGATGGAAGTTGAGTTCTAATCTTGAGAATGTTCTTTACAAAGCATCTCATGTAAATCATCCTAGTGGTATTTGGGTTCGACAATCAAAAGCAAATTACAAATACCTATATGACTTGTGGAGTAAACTAAATCAAGAGTTTGTTTACAGGTATGATAAAGATGTAGACCATGAGAGCTACAGAAAACTACATGAAGCACTTGCAGTTGCACCAGATAACATTCCAGATGGCAACTTTACAGAACCAACACCAGCGATGCCTGATGATGTAAAGAATCCATCTTCAATTGTTTCTTACAGGAACTACTACATAAAATACAAACAACATCTTGCGAGTTGGAAAAAACGTGGTGCTCCAGAATGGTATGTAACATGACTAAAGAGCCTGAACGATATTATGATTGGATGTTATGGAAAATGCGACAAGAGGATGCAAAAATGGAAATAAAAGTAGATGAAGGACTTAATCTAGATCCTACTGGTAATGAACTATATCGTAGAGAACTTGTATCACTATCATCTAAAGTTGAGTTGATGCAAGACGATATGAAAAATCTAACAAGTGATTATTACAAACTCATAAATAGAGTTAAGGAATTATCTGAGGAAAATTATCATCTAAAAGAACAGATGAGTGAATTGAAAAAATAGGATTATTATGCCGATATTTAATTTTAGAAACACTGAGACAGGTGAAGAGTTTGAGGACTTCCTGTCTAATGCTCGCAGAGAAGAACTGCTAGAGAAAAATCCTCACATCAAACAAATGCCATCATCTTTTGCAATTGTTTCGACACATGGTTCGACAATTGATAGCAAAACTGACGATGGTTGGAAAGAGATGCAAAGTAGAATTGCAGAGGCTCATCCAGATACACCTTTTGCAGATAGATATGGTAGTAGGAGTATTAAGGATATTAAGACTAAAGCGGTAATAGACAAGCATCGACATAAATGGAGAAGTCAATAATGGCAAAGGCAAAAGATATTAGAATTGACCAGATGGTTACTGTAACGCCTGCTACTGATAATCAACAGAAGGTATTTCAAGATTATAAATCTGGTAAGAATATGTTCTTGTATGGTGCAGCTGGTACAGGTAAAACATTTATTACGTTATATCTCGCTTTGCAAGAAGCATTGAAAAATGAAACACCATACGATTGTGTTTACTTAGTTCGTAGTGCAGTACCAACTCGTGAGATTGGTTTCTTGCCAGGTGATGAAGAAGACAAGACAGCATTGTTCCAAGTACCATATCAAAATATGGTGAAGTTTATGTTTGAACAACCAAACGAACAAGCATTTAGTATGTTGTATGATAGACTAAAGAGTCAAGGTTCGTTGATGTTTCTTACAACTTCATTCTTGCGTGGTATCACGTTGGATAACGCTATTGTTATTGTAGATGAAGCCCAGAACTTGAACTTCCATGAACTAGATACAATCATTACTAGGGTTGGACAAGATTCAAAAATTATGTTCTGTGGTGATATCTTTCAAACTGACTTACAAAGAAACAGTGAGAAAGAAGGCATATCACATTTTATGAAAATTCTTAGAGGTATGAAATCATTCTCTACAGTAGAATTTAATTTAGGTGATATCGTTCGTTCTGGTATGGTAAAAGAATATCTTATCAGTAAAATAAAACAAGGACAGACTGAGAGTGGTCAATAAATCTATTGACAACGCAGACTATTTGAAGTATAATATGTTAAAACTTGAGGATAAATTATGTTTACACACACACCAGTTGATATACCAGAAGTAAAAACTAAGAACGTAGATCGCAAACGATTTTATGTAACACCAAATGGAGTATACCCATCAATCACAACTGTACTGAATGTACGGAAACGTGAGGGTTTAGCTCAGTGGCGTAAAAGAGTTGGACATGATGTTGCAAACTATATTGCAAGAACTGCTGCAACTCGTGGAACTAAAGTCCATCATATGTGTGAGGACTTTCTAAACAATCAAGAGGTAGAAAAAGACAATCGTGAATTTCTGCCTTGGTGTTTGTTTCAACAACTAAAACCAGTAATAGAAAAGAATATAGATAATATTTTCGCTCAAGAGTGTGGACTTTGGAGTGACAAATATCAAGTTGCTGGTAGGGTGGATTGCATTGCAGAATATAATGGAAAACCATCTATTATTGACTTTAAGACTTCTCGTTCAGAACGTAATGATGAGTATAATGAGTCATATTATATTCAGGCAGCTGCATATGCAGAAATGTTTGAAGAACGAACAGGAATCGAAATCAATCAAATCGTAATTCTTGTTGTAACAGAAGACGGAACAGTTCAAGAGTTTGTTAAAACTAAACATGACTACTTACCATTACTAATAGAAACAGTCGAACAGTTTGTCTCAGAGTGGGAAAAAGAAAATGAGGAAGTTACTGCTATGCGTAGCGATGCTGGGATGTAGTCCAGCATTTGCACAACCATACTGGACACAAAAACCAGTTCAGTGTGGATCAGCACAAGAAATGATTGATATCACATTAAGGTTTGGTGAAGCACCATACATCAAACTTGAAGGTAAAACAATGAATACAACAGGTGCATTAACTAATTCTAAAATTGTTGTTGCATACAACGAAGAAACAGAAACGTGGACACTGTTAGAATTTACTAGTGCAGACACAGGCTGCATTCTTAATACTGGAAGAGGATTAGAACATATTAAGATAGAAAAAGGGATGCCATTGTAATGGAAACAATTTGGCATATACTATTGACAGTTTGTTCTGGAAGCACATGTCTAGAACAAGATGTACAATGGTTTAAAACTCAATCAGAATGTGAAGTTATGATGGTTGAGTATACAGAAATTCCAGTTGATGGTGATTGGGATACTGTAGAATTTATTTGTAAACCAGTAGGAT